AAAGATCTTGAATCTACTGAGTTGAAACCGTTACAACATTTATTTCGCAAATTGGACGCACCTAGGAGACCTATATTAGATTATTTATTATATCGTAATAAAGGAAAAGATAGAATGAATTATCGAGTTGAGGATTGTGATTTACATCCTGGTAATAATTGTCAATATAGGCTGTTTGCTACGGCCTTGGAATTACAAGGTCGTGTGGCAGATGTTGTTCGGTGTCGAGCTAAGTATGAAAGAAAGAAACAGATGTGGGTTGATATGTATGCAGAAATTGTCTCTAAGTATTATATGAGTGATCGTGAGGTTAAGAAGTTTGATTCTGAAAATCATGATGAGCGATATAATTTTATGGTTGATTATTATGAAGCTGCTGCTCATATTCGAATTAAGCCTCAAACATATCATGTTAATCGTCCAGCGAGTACTGATTTTGGACCAAATCCCGATCATCGTCCATTAATAAAGGAATTGTATGATTATTATATTAGTCGTTTTACAGAAATTTCTGAGAAAAATAATTTACAAATGTTGATTTATGAACGGATGAGGTGGGATCGTATTTTATATGATGGTCGAGATTTTGAAGGAAAGAAATATAAGCAAGTACTTTACTCTACGAATGATATGAATAATAATAAATTGTTAACTTTGCATAAAGCATTTTGTAAGGATACAATTTATCGTGGTCCGAATATAATTACGTTAAATTCATTGATGGGTCAAGCTTTAAAGCGTTTGTGGTGGTGGTTAGATTGTGAAGAATTAGTTGGTACATTACGAGTTCAATATTCTCCAATAGAATTATTGAAACAATTGAAATTGGAAACTTCTGGTGGAATATTGCCAATAAAGAAACCGGAAGTAGAGATGCCTCCAGGAATGCGTTGTAAAGTTACTGGAGCTAAGGCTTTTTTAATAATTCCGGCTTTGAGAAAATTTCATGAGTATTTTAAAGCATGTGAGAAAGATGAGGAATATACGCTTCAACCAGTCTGTGTATTACGAGGAAAGCAAGAGTATCGTTTTCTACATGAAAAGAAAGATAGTGATTTGCCTGCTGCTCAAAATAAAATTCGTGAATTTTTTATTCCCTGTTTAATAGTAATGTTATTGTTACTTTTAATTGGAGGTAAGAGATTGAAATTTGAGTGTAGTCGCTATCGAATATGTATTGGTATGAAAATGTGGTGGGGAGGAGCTTGTGAATTAGCTCGTACATTGAACGCTCATCTTAATAGAGATAGGAATGGAAAAATAAATTATAAATTTTTTTGGGTAGATGGAGATGTCTTAAATTTTGACAAAGGGGTTTTGGATTTCTTCTTATATTATTATGTTTATTCGTTAAAGAGATATTATAATGTTGGTGCAATGAGTGAAGTGGAGAAAAGAATTTTCGAACGTATGTTACAAGATTTAGCATTTCATACAGTTAATAAGGTAGTTTTAACATTGGATAATTTATGGAAAATAATTCGTGGTGTGGTATGGTCAGGAGGTTTTGACACTAGTCATGTTGATTCATGGGTAATGGCATTGTATTTTTGGCTTTATACAGAATGGATAAAAATGAAACATCCGCGATTGGAAAAATTAATAGATGATTTAATTGATAAAACGTATATTGCAATAGTGGTGTATGGCGATGATCATATATGGAATGCACCTACAATAGTTCGTAAGTATATGAATGCTAAATCTTGGGCGGAATTTCTTCATACTTATTGTCGTACAATATTAAGAGATTATAAAGAGTATGACGATTTTGTGAGTATACCGGATTATAATACGGGGGGCTTAGAGAAGAAGGGGCCTCGTTTTTTAAAGATGTATTTCATTGAATCTTCTGAGGCTGATAGGAAACGTGGGTTACCATGGTTATTGCCTTATCGGGAAGCTACAGAACCTTTATTGAAATCATTTTGTGCCACTGATTATCAGAAAGAAAATATGGCAATTAGTATTTGTGGTCAAATGTATTGTAGTATGGGTACTAATCCAGTAATTTATGATATATTAAAAAGATATATGGATGGAGTTGTTCCTAATGTCGAAGACTTAGATTTTGTTGCTCTTTATAAAAAAGCGCAACAAAATCCGGATATGAAATTAAAAATTAGTTCTTTGGCTAAGAAGTTAAACTTAAATCCTAAAAAAATTTATTCTAATGTTCCGTCATATGATGCTTTAAGGTTAATGCATGTGTATGATCCAGTTCGATGTATTTATGGTAAGAAAATTTGGTACCGTAGACCTATTCAGCTTGAGGATTATGATGAATATGAAGATGAAGTAGATTAGAAATCAGACGGGTGGGTAGAAGGCAAGATCACGTCGGTAAGACCTTGCTCCACAAAAAAAAAAAAATA